AGTTTCCAAAGATTGCTATGTTTAAATAAGTAGAATCTGCTTGAGATCCTGACTCTCTATGATCAAATTGACAACTTCCAGTAGAATAAGAAAGTGGATTTACTGGATATGAATTTGTAGTTGAAGCATTTATTCCCGCAGTCCCTGTAATGCAGTAATTAGCATCTGACATTGCATTTGAAAAATTAATTGTATATACACCAGTTGAATTGCGAACTACAGAGCTTACGTTATAACTTGATCTGATTGTTACTGTTGTTACACCATTAAAGTTTACCCAAGCCAAAGCATTAGTCGTAACTCCGTTTGATTGGACTTTGATTAATCCTGAACCATCGGCAGTCTGTGTTATTCCTGTTCCAGATACGGCATTTATAATATTCATTTTGTTTTATCCTTATCTGAAAACTTTTAATAAAAATATGTTTATTTTTGTCATTATTAGCCTTTATATTATGCTTTAAGTTCCATGAAACACAACCATTACTGGATTGCCGTCAACCGCAGAAGCAGCGTAAAGCGTATAAATTCCACAAGATGTAGTAGTAGTAGCAGCAATACTTTGCAATGTAACCCAAGATTGAGTTGCATTTGATGTTGTTCCAGTCATTATGTAATTTGAATTTGACATTGGAGTTGTAAAATTAATTACATATAAGCCAGTGCCACTTCTTGTTACAGAACTAACATTAAAAGAATTATTAATAGTTGCACCACCACTACCATTAAAATTTACCCATGCTTTAGCAATACCAGTAACTCCGTTTTGAGTAGACAAAACTCCTGTACTTGTATTTAATACATCAATTGCTAATGTGCCGTATGACATAATTAATCCTTAAAGAATTACCCAACGACTACCGCTAGGAATTGTTATTGTTGCGCCAGAATTGATTGTGATCGGGCCAGTACTACTTGCGCTCTTTCCTGTTGGTATTGTATAAGATGTAGTAATAGTTTGACTATTTATTACAAATACTGTATCCGTACCACCACCGGTTGCCGATCCACCGCCCAATGTCCATGAAGTACCGTTCCAAGTCTCTACGTTGTATAAAGTAGAGTTGTATCCCATTTGACCGAGCACCGGACTGGTTGGTCTTGTAGCCGTTGTCCAGTTACTCAGTAATATGCCATTTGCCCCGATTGTTGTTCCTGCCATGTTCGTTCCTTATGGGGTTGTTGCACTATATACAGATCCAAGAGTCTTCCAGTTTCCGTACTGATCCAAGGAAGCTATCGGAGTGCCTTGGAAATAGAAAAATAGCTTACTGTTAGATTCCGATATCGTGTAATCAGAAAATGAGAAAGATTGGGGCGCATCTGTCTGAACATCCCAGATCAGATTCATATTCACATCATAGACTTGTTGCCGGTAAGAGCCTGAACCGTAAGCCTGGCAACTTCCAATTCCATCGAGAACAATAGGATTGGTGTTGAGAGTTGTTAAAGTATCATCCTGATAGGTGTTTTTGAATGTTGTTGTGCCTGGGATGTAGTAATAGACAAATCCCCCTGCCAATGGACCACCATTGGAATTAAAGAATTGTTGCCTACCGTTTGGGATTATTCCACTCATATATCAATCCTTTTTGTTCTCTCTGAGGTTCAGTATGCTAGGACGTTTAGCATTTTTTTGCATGTTCTTTTCTGTTTCAGTCGCTGCTTTATTTAAAGCATTTTGAAGCGAACTTTCACGAAAAGACGTACCCAAATTTTTACCAACATAACCACCGGCAGCAGCAACATAAGGATTTCCACCGCTAATTACGCCTCCAACTGTAGTGCCTACTGCTGCGCCAATCTTCGGTGCATGACTTGCAAGCATTTCAATTCGTTGCGCTTGAGCTGCTCCTCCTTCATACCCATGAATCCCAGGCATGATGTGACCACCAACATTTAAAACATGATAGTTTCTAACTTCACTAGGACTAAATGTTTCAGCAATCTTTTCTCCAACGACTGAGTTAAGCATTTTGTTTACATCGTTTTGATTCCAAACTCCTGCCCTTCCCCCTCCTGCATTATATACTTCACGAGCTAAAGCACCATCTATTTCAGCAAGTGCAGACTTGGCAGATTTGCGTAAACTTTCAGGCACTGGAGGTAGACCTTCAGGTGCACCTCTAACTATACCTTTGGACAAATCTTCCAATGTTCCTCTAACATGCCTCCATTGATCTTTGCGTAAATTGTTTAATTTACTAGGTATCTTTTCGTTTGGAGTTGTTGACTTAACAATACCATTTTGATCAGTTTCACCAAATAACTTTTTAAGACCTTCAGCTTCATAAATGTGTTGTTCGGCTTGATGGATTCTGTCACCAAGTTTATATAACTTTGGATCTGCAACTTCGGCAATATCACGATCAATAGCTGAATTAATGTCTGAAATTGTGCTTGCTTTCTCATGTGTCCATGAGGCATTTATACGTTTTCTAACTGCGTCAAAGGCAGAAACAGATCCAGGAGGATATACATTCCCAAATTTATCAGCAAATCCTACTTCTTTTGCAAGTTTAATAAGTTCGGCAGCGCCTTGAGCAACTTCAGTAGTTCCATGTAATTTTAAAGAAGCGTTCCATTGTGGATTTTTTAGCAAAGTATCAACATGATTTGTTTCAATTGGAGTATCTCCAATCTTATCTTTTGCATCTTTAAAGATTGTCTGTTTAGCCTCTTGTAAAAATCCTTTAAGGCTTGTAGGTTCTTCCGCACCAATTTCATGTTTTCCGTAAAAAACATCATTGATTTTCATGCCTCTTTGTTCGTCATTGGTAAGACTAGGAGATGCCCCAGTAGCTTCGATCCGCTTTTGAGCAAAATCAGACAAAGCATTTTGTTCTTCAGCAATTTGTTGCCTTAACAATTCACCTTTTGGTGTTCGATCTGGATTTTTAGCCTCTTGATGCTCGTTTCTTAAAGTATTTTCGTTTCCAGTAATTACACCTTCACGAACTCTACCGTTAGGATTAATCGTACTTGCCACTTCAGATCTAATATTTTGCTCACGAACTGAAGCATCTTTAGGAGATTTTGAAAGTTTGTAAGCAGGGAATAATTCTCTATTAGCCTTTTCTTCGCCTGTAATTTCACCGGCAAATGGATTGTTTTGTGCTTTTGCTGCGCCTGTTGATCCTGCCATTACCTCACTAGGTTGGGCAATTTCAGTCTTTAAAGGGGCTTTTAGTTCAGCAGATGCCTCTCTAATTCCTTTACCAATTGCGCCCATTGTCTTACCAACTACAGGGGCAGCCAATCCTACCGCATTTAATGTTTCAGCTACGTTAATAGGATTAGATCCAGTCATTTGTGCAACTTTTTGCACTCCTGGATTAATTACATATTCTCCGCCTAAATTCATTAATTTATTAATTACATTGTTTTCGTATGCCGGTTGTTGCAAAGTTTGGGTCAAAGTTCCAACTGGCTTAGTTAATCTGCCAATGTCTGAAGTTGCATTAGATTGTGCTTGCTCTGGAGTTTCTCCAGAATGTAATCTAGCAAAATAATCAATTGATCTAGCTGCCTGACCTGGCAATCCTGCAACCAAATCAAGAGCATTAGCAGCAAATGCCGGTGCTTGTTGTTTAGCGTTTAATACTTGTCCAATAGCTTTTTGAGACATTGATAATTTAGGTGCGTTATCCCATGAATTTCCTTGACCTACGTCAAAATCCATGTTTTTATTAGTACGAATTACTTGCGGAGTTTGTTGAACAACTGGAGCTACAGATTTAGCTTGACTTGGTGTTTCTCCTACATCTTCTAAGAAACTGGCAAAGTCTGAGGGAGTCGATTTGGTTTGTGCAGACGGTTGATAAATGGCTTTAGTTCCATTCTCATGCTGAACAATTCCGGCAGATATTTGATGACGAATCAACGGATTACTTAAATCAATCTTTTGATTTGGATCAAGTCCTGCAACCTTTGCAACGTGAGCAATATAAGCGTTTGTGTCGTTCTCATTAGGAGGAGCCCATTTAGAGATTACATCCGCTAAAGTGCTTACACCTTTTTTCCCGTAACTTGCTAAGTTCTTATCAAGTGCTGCAAGTCCTTCCTCTGGAGTTTTGTACTGTGCCAACTTTCCACCAGGCATGAGTGCGCCTGGATTGTTATTCCTGATCGGTGCAGGAACATTCTTAGATTGAGGCTTTTCAGTCTCAACGTCATCAAGAAAATCAGCAAATGTTCCCATTACAGACCGCCTGTGTTAACTAATTTTTGAATAACTTCGTGCTTGTCTTTAAATTCTTTTAATAGTTCTTTCTTTTTCTCAGCAGACATTCCAGGAGTTATACCGGCTAATTCATCACGTTTCTGCTTTTTCTGCTCATCCGTCATTGTCTTATCTTCGTGATGATTCATCATTTCAAATAATTTACTGTCTGCGTTATCACCCCAGATCTTCTTAAATGTGTCCATGTTATTTGCGCCATAACGCTTAATAAACTTGGTTGCTGCGTCCGTTTGAAGATCAAGATTCTTCATGTCTGATTTTGCTCGTCTTCCAATGTTTAAGAGCACATCTGGATCATAGACTTCACTTCCGTTTGCATGAGCCTGTAAAGCCTGTCCTGCAACCGTATCCATTGAACCACCTGCAGCTTTTAGATTGGATATCTGCATATTTGCAATGTCTTTTGACAATTGCTGATACTTTGGATCTGCAACCATGCTACTTGCGTATCGAATGCCTTTATTTGCAAGATTGACTGCACCACCAACTACAGGCAAATCACCGCCTGGAATCCGCATTGTTTCCTCTTTGACCTTTTCAACTTGTTTGAGCATTTCATCCAAGTTTCTACGGTCTGTGACAAGGTTTTTCTTTCTGTCAATTAAACTACTGACGTATTGACCGCCTTCTTGAGTCTTTGTATCCTCATTTGGCAATGGTGCGTA